AAGTTGCCTGGTAAAAACCCTTGGTTGCATCGAAGTAAGGACCGTTGTCCTGGAAGGTGCGAATCGTTGTGATCATTTTTGGGGTTGCGAATACTTTTCTGCCCAAGCGATAAGTGCCCGGTCACTGCAGCAGTTATAGGTTTGACGCCCGAGAATTCGAGGGCAAATGATGATCCAATCATAGTTGTAAGTCGGATCCTTGTAAGCCCATCCGCCGATGCGGGCAATGGTTTTAACAGCTTGTTCGACAGGGGTTTGCTTGGCCATTGAGCAGTGTATCGGTTCCTGCTCTGCAAATTTAAAAAATAAGCCGCCATACGTCAAGCAGTTTGTTGGGAAATCGTAACAAAACATCGCTCAAACCATGAATTGTTACAGTTTATTACAAAATTAGCTGGACTCGTTGGACTCGGATATGCGCTTATTTATGGTTTGTGCGTTGGTCATTCCAAAGCCAATGAAAAACATCCGAATCACACCTGCCCGCAAACGCTTCCTTGAAGCTTTCGACCAATACACAAACCGGGGCACTAACCCACATACGCTGGACAATGCCTGGAAAGAATTGAAGGTCCAACCTAGGACTATTAATTTCTGTAAACGCAATGGTTTGTTATCCAAAGCCGGGTTACCGCAAACATACGTAGTAGCCCTTGAGGTTCGCCGAATGCTGAACTTGGCTCTACCGGTCAGATCACTGCAAAAACAACATGTACAACCACAAACGGAAATTGTCAATGGTGTAATCCGTCGTCGAACTCGTAGACGTTCCAGTTCAGGGGCGCTATGATGTGTGGGAATCGATTCCAGTGGATTGATCATCCACTGATCAGCCATGGACCTAGCAAGTCAATGGCAGCCCAATGTGCTGCTTGTTGCGCAACAGGCAACACATTGGTCACCTGTTCACCATCTTGGCAAAATCCGGCCGATTCAAGGTAAGCAGGAAGGAAGCGGCTCTCGTGGTGGATCACAACACCATGGGGGCCTTTGCTTTTTATTAACAACAAAAAACCATGGAACAGGAATTTGCTACAGCTCTCGCTGAGATTAACTTGGAGTACATTGAATCGCTAAAAGCAATGGCGGACATGCTTGATGCTATGGCGAATCTATTGTCGTTACATCACAAGGATCCTACAACTGCATTATTTGTTGTGGATCGAATGCGTCAAACATCGGCAAAAACCAAACGGATTGTTGTTCAACACACCGCTGGTATTCCCATATCCTGATCGGTATACTGCATCGGCAAGCTTGCCGTTAGCCTAGGTTCGTGACTCCAACTGGCTTAAAATGGAAACAGAGGTCACTCAATTTAACATTAGTGTTGATTGTCTTCCGGCTGATCGATTGGTTACGCAGTCGGAATGCCAGGCGATGATTGATGCAGCGATTCGCCGTCATAATCGCAATGCTGGCATTATCAGCATGTTGGTGGGATGGGTTGTCTTGGCAGTATTCGCCGATGGTTTATTGCGTTTAACAGGTCGACTGCCAGCCCTTTTTTAAGTGCCTGAAGTTTATTGAAATAGTTTTTATATTTAAAACCTTAGTACGGGAAAACTAAAAAATATTATTCAATTATGGCAATTAATTATCGCGGTGAAAAGTTCCAGGGTTATAACAAGCCCAAGAGGACGCCCAGTCATCCAAAGAAAAGCCATGCAGTACTTGTTAAAGACGGTGATAAAACAAAGTTAATACGTTTTGGCCAGCAAGGCGTTCAACGTGCTGGCAAGAACCCAAGAAGTGCCGCCCAGAAGGCCCGCAGGGCATCGTTCAAAGCTCGTCACGCCAAGAACATTGCCAAGGGCAAAACATCGGCTGCTTTCTGGGCAGATCGCGTAAAGTGGTAACTAGGAAGAATAAAGCATTGCAAGAATAAAATGGCTAAAAAGCGCGGCCTTTGGGCAAACATCCAAGCAAAACGCAAGCGGATTCAGGCTGGCAGCGGCGAAAAGATGCGCAAGCCCGGCACCAAAGGAGCTCCCACATCAAAAGCATTTAAGCAGTCTCAATCCAAGAAAAAAAAGCCTTAATATAAGGATTCTTTTTCTGCATCACGATGCAAGGGATAGCCTTCCTTGTTATGGATCCATGTTTTAAGTTCATGGCAGTAAAGCCTGAGCTGCTCGGCTTTATCCATGTGCCAGGGATCCCCGGAACGGAAATATTCTTGAGTATGATTATCAATTGCTTTTAGCAATTGGTGAATCACTGGGTTCCAGGGTTCCCTGACGGGGGTGTTCCATTCCCGACGGGACATGACGACCACCAGGGGATAACCAAGTTTGCCGATTAACGCTCAACGCATTCTTCAAATTCGTCAGTGCCGTATGCATGATAGCCACCGTTGACCTGGATGACCATTGGCATCCCAGTGCGTTGATGATATTGGAACAGCCAGTTCAAGGCTTCTGGAGTGATTGTTTTATCGGTCTCGCAGATATCCCAATAGTCATTTTCGGCGCCGTGCTTGTCGGTCCAATGCCGAAAGGTGATAACAGCATTGCTAATGGTGGGCTTCATCCAGCCTGGAATGCCGCCATTAATTAACCATTCGCAGTTATATTCCTGACATGGGAACTCAGGACGCTGCTCATAGATCGAGCAACCTTTACAGTCAAGAAAATGACAGGGCCGTCCAGGGAAAAATTGCTTGCCATATACTTGGCCAGGCAGCCAACCCTGACAGCAGGCCGTGCAATCGCCACACTGGCGGGTCATCTTCAGTTCCATCGCCGGAAGAGCAATCACTACAGATTAACGCTTGTACGTTAAATACTGGTACAATATAGCGTGTCCGTCTTGTTAATCAATTCGGGCCATTGCCGGTTCTGAGGTCCACCGTTGGTTGTGGGGCGCCTTTCCCGGTTGGCGGTGGGTGCGCGTCAGGCTAATAGCCTGAAAGGCGGCCTTCCCCGCATAAATACTGGAAAACTGATGAATATGCAATATTTCAATGAAGCGCAAAAAGAAGCCAATGACAACGGCGCAAAAATATAATTCATTAAAGCGTCAGACGGAACGAGCAGGAATGACCGTCAAGGAACAGAGCGGCAAGCTTGTCGTTTCTAGGAAAAAGAAAAAATAAAAACGGCCCCGTTCCCGGAGCCGCTTCATTTGGGCCTTGGTGGCCTTTTTGATTTGCCTTAGGCGTGCTGACGCCTGACGGCTCTTGTCGTTGCGTCTAGGCCCTTCTGATGGCCTCTCCCATCGCTTTAATAGTGGCATTGGTTTTTTCCTGTGCTAATTTCCAGCGCAAGTACGGAAATTTTCCGATCTTTTGCTGTTTTTTGAGTTGTTTTTGAATGAGGACGAGTGCGGACATGATGCTTTCGATGAATTGGAATTGTAGCAGATTTTAGGACTGCTGGCTGGTCTGTACCGGCCGATAGTCTAGTCCGCGATACTTGAGGTGCTTGGAAGCATCGTGGTGGATTTTGTTCCACCATTGCTCGTACTCTTTCTTTGGCACGTCGGTGTCATAGTTCACACCGCGATATGTCGCAATCGACATAATAGAATCTCCTTAACGAGGGTTAAAGAGCGTTCCTTCAGTCGGCGTTTGCGTCTCTGCTGAGATGAACGACTACGTTCCGCGTCGGCTTACTTCCGTCCCTGATGGGATGAACGTATCTTATTTTGCCGATAACTTTCAAGGATAATCTTGAATTTTAAATTCTAATTGCAACGACTATACCCAAAAAGTTCGCCTGATTTGAAGTGTAATCTCATTCTGGGCCAATCTTCCCAGTCACCTTCCCACTTGACTGGATACACTTCCACATAATCGGTAATGTTGCAAGGTTGAACCTTCCCGTGGGTTCCGTTTGGAACACATCTATAGTTCATGAATTTCATATTCTCTCTATATTCCTCACGCTCTTTGCCTATGATTTCAAGATCGTGCGTTCCACTGTAGTTCATTAAATACAACTGCCCCGCTGGCGATAGCCAATAATTCGACATTGTTCCACCAATCCCGCGCTCAAGATCCTTTGTTTGACAGAGGATATTCGTAAACCCTTCCCCCAAGTTATAGCTTGAGTAAAGATAATCAAACATGCTCATTTTTATCCCCTGCAAAAATTTTGTTTAAAGTATTTGAGTTACTCGGGATTCCATTGGCCGCTTTTTGTTCGCTGCTTTCAATCTCTTTGATCATTTCATATAATTCCTCAAGAAATGCCTTGGGATAAACGTTATCTTCTCCTAGAGTCACCCAGAACCAGTCCCTGCATTCCTGGTAAGGATCGTCAGTTGGTCGCAATGCGTAGCCAGCATAGTCACTGGTCATCAAGTGTTTCCAAATTAAAAATGCGTTACGGATAGTTCGCAGACCAGTCGGAATGCAGTGATTAAAATAATAGTCAATCAAATTCATGGCTCATCAATTTGTTTGTTGTATATTTCCTCAAGTTTCAAGCGGCGAATGCCGGTAATGAAATAAGCGAAATCCCTTGCTTCGGTAACAAATGTTTGATTGTCGCAGACATGACAAGTGCCATGCCACATAGACGAATGAGCAACACTGTAAATGCCATATTTGTCACCGCAGTCACGGCAAACCACATTAGCATGCTTTAGTTTTTTCAGTAATTCTTTGTTAAATTGATTAGTCATGAAACTGCTCCAACTCGGCGGCAATGGCAAGGAGTTCATAACGCACTGCTTGGTGGATTCGCCAGCCTTCTGGCACCACTTGATCTGCAACGGCCCGAACAACAGCAGCGATCGTCAGTTCATCTTCTATTGGTGCAAACTGGTAAGCATCCAGTACTGCTTGAGCGGCAGGGGAAAGGTCAGTCATTCAATTGCTCCAGTGCTTGGCGAATCGTATCAATACTTAAGTGCTGCTCGCGAGCATTATTAGCACCAGTAGCAATTGCATCAAGTGCTGTTAGCGCCTGCTCTTTTAAGCTGGGTGGCTTGGAGCGGCGAGCGGCGCGGAGTAAGTCTCCACATTCCGCATAGTCTTGGACCCACTTACAGCAGCCCTCAAGTTCCTGGTCAGCGCCTGCCTGAAAAGCTTCTTTAATAAGCCAGATCTGAACCCCCCTAGTAATATCATCAGCGCCATGCAAAAAAGCTTTATCACAGAGTTCCTGCACCAGCTTTTGGGGTGGGGTAATGAAATTAGTCATTGTTGTCGGTTACAAGTGAATCGCTTACAGGCCAGGCTTCGTCTGCTACTTTGCGTAACTCGCAAATAAATTCATCTAGTTGTTCTCGTTTATAAAAGATCTGCATGTAGTAACCGTCTTCTTCGTTGGCAAGCCTGACAGTGCCATCCTCGACCCACGCTTCGTGCTTGGGGCAGTAGGGATATTGAAAGTCAGACATTGTCGATCTCCTGCTCCAGCATCCATGCTGCACGAGTTCCACCAGCATGATCGCGCAACCATGCTGCTATCTCTCGGATGACAGCACGGGCTTGCATGTGACCGCATTCGGGTTCGCCAACAATGCAACTATGCACTCTTTTTAATAGTTCATGTTCATTGGAATTCGTCGAAGATTCCTCGCCTGGCATCAAGCTCGCAAAGAACTTTATCCGATCTGGCGCCATCGATGCGCAAGTGTTTGCCAATCGAAGATGATCGATACGCCATTGTTTGGTATTTGCCTCTAGGTCTTCGATTCTGTCGCGAAGTTCTAGGACGCATGCCTGGAAAGTAGCATTGAATACCTGGCTGTTTTCAACCTGCCTCCACTGCCTAGCACTCGCTTTTTGGTTAGCCATAACTTTTATAAATTAAATGGTAAGATAGAATCTTTCAATAATTGATCGCAAACCTCTTGCCTGCCTTCTAGATAATCATCCCATAGTCCTTCTGGGTCATAAACCGCAATCGGGCGCAGTTCGGCCGCTAAGTACTCAAATACTTTCCCCATGGCCTCGTAGTCGTTGTAATCCGCATCACGAAATGCCTGAAATACGTCAACACAACGATCAACAAGCGGATCACGAGTCACTGGTTTTCCTCAATGATTTGCTCAAAGCTTTCCAAAATTGACTTAGCGCTGAAACCGGAAGCCAGCATAAAATGATAAAAGTTATAAACCACCTCGTTACATTGAGGCACAAAAGTTTTTGCAATGAATTCAGACCCTTCTGCTTTGCAAATGAAGGTGTAATGTTCGATTGGCTCAAAATGATTGCGCACAGCATTTTCAAAAGGATCCATCTTTTTCATTGAGATCTTTTTTGATTAAAGTTTGAACGAAAAGTTCGGTGAATCGTTCAAGCTTGTCCGGGTGAACAGACGGCAAATAATCCTTGATGGCTCGGCGGATTGAATCCATTTCATTCCACTCAGGATCAGTTAGCGTCATTTTCATCCAGCAATTTTTCTAGGCGAGCTTTGATGGCCTCTGAAAGCATGCCATCAAATTGTTCATTACATGACTTGATTGCATGCTCAGCCATTTTATAAAATTCAAATGGAACGATTGGCATTGGCACAACCGGGCACCAGATCTTCCACATTTCCGTGGCGATCTCGGTTCTGAGTTGGCCATAAGATTTCATTGTGCCTCCCTTAGAACTTGCAAGACGTGTTCAATAGATTTTCCAACAACTGCAGCTTCACGATGCTGACCCTCGCGAGCAAGGGCGGCCATGGCAGGTTTTTTGTTCTTGAGCGTATAGATGAGCTGGCTTTCCAGGATGAAAAGATGTTCGCTCAGCTTTTGCTCGTTAGCGGCTTCTGTAATGTTGTTGGTCATGGTCAGTTCCATCGGTGGCAAGGGCTTTCAGGATCCATGACCCATCTCCCTTGTCGCTCCATTCTAGCAGTGTGTCAACGCTCCAGCCAGTCAATCGTAAGATTTCTTCAGGAATAGGCAACAGACATTCCCCTCCAATTTCCTCAATATGCACGACCCATGACTGCTTCAACATGCTTCCTCAGGCTTTCCGGTGAGTTTAGCAACAGTTTATCGACAGCATAAGCCGGTCGACCCTTGGCATATTCTTTAATTTGCCCCTTGGCCATCGCGTCTTTGCCACTGATCCATCCTTGAATTAAAATTACTTTACTTTGTATTGTCACAAGTACAAAGTTCTTGGTTGGATCATCATCAAGCTGAACAAGCAAATCCCAGTCATGGTTTGGGCGACATTTTACGTCAATATCACAAGGTAGATCCCTAGAGTTTTTTACTGGCTCCTTGTCCAAAAAAAGATGATCTTCTAGGCCAAGGTAAATAGCTGCTGCAATTTCACCAGCAGCTCCATACAGGTGATGACTTAAGGCTTTGGCACCTGTTGAAGCTCCACGGTTCCTAGGCCTTCGACCCTGTAGCTGATTCTGAGTCTGACGGCGTTCTGCTTCATCCCAGGCCTGAACCTTATGGGCATCACTCAGCCTGACTTCGACCGCCATATACAAAAAATAGACCCCACAGTTTATCGGGGGTCTATAAATATGCCGGCTTTGATGTTTATTTAATTGTTACTTAACGACTGAGTAACAAACTTTTGCTACACCCTGTGAGGCCGGTGCCAATTTAATGAAGGCGCCATAGTTGAGATCTAGGCTCCGACCAGCGATATACGGCCCACGGTCGTTGACGCGAACAATCACCGATTGACCAGTGGCGGGATTGGTGACCCGCAATTTTGTACCAAATGGCAGTGATCGGTGAGCCGTCGTGGCCGAATGTTTTTTTAGCCGTTCCCCGCTTGCAGTTACGCCAGACTCAAAACCGTCTCCATGACCGTAATAGCTTGCGTAAGTACACTTAGGGAAAATGGCGTAGGCTGGCTGCGCGGCAAGCGTTCCAAGTGCAAAAGCACCTGCGGCACAGAACAGAGATTTTAAATTTTGCAATGGTTTTTACAGAATTCGACAACGCTAGAAGCCCCACGAGCGTTACGTCCAGAAATGATTGGAGGAGAGGCTGTCAGAAAATCTGACTTGGAATAGTCTACCCTATAATTTCAATTACGCAAACGATAATGATCAATTAAAGAATCTAATGAGTTTGGTAAGTTTTGCAAATTGATTCAGGACCGACCGCCTCCTTGAGCGTGGAAATCCCTCAGTTGCTGGTGGCCACTGGCATTCAGAGGTCCACCAGGGTTTCGGAGATTTATTATGTGCAGCAGCCTTCAGTTTAATTTCGTCAACCAAAGTTGAAATGATCTTTTTTAGAGTCATGATTTCAGGATAAACTTATAATTAATGAGCAGAGGTTTCGTTGAATATATTGTTGGCCTCCATGTTGCTTGTTTCAATAATAAAAGTATCTGGACAAGGCTTTAGTAGCATAGTAGTGGCATAATCCCGTCCAACCAGTATTCGGTCGTCACCGCGACCAAGGTAATATTGATTCTCTTTCTTGTCCTTGAAAATACGAACACCCTCAGGCAACATCCACCAATTTGATGACTCGTCCAGGATTCCATTCAAGCGCTCAATCGTAGTTTTCTTTGGATATCCATTTTCGTCAAATGTCTCACCCATCGATACACGAATTGACAAAACAGTAGAGTCAAGTATGATGACACTAAAGATTTCATCATTGTACAAATAAAGCTTGAAAGCACGCATCCTAGGGCCCACAATACATGACACACATGTATTGCCTTCTACCTTGTAGAACCCCTCAGAAGTTTTGTGTTTTAAACAACGCGCAAGTGAGTCGCACGCAAATTGCGTCAATGGACGATTGGACCTTGATTTTTGTTTCACGGGTGCTCCCGCGCTCGGCCCTTGAATCTTAGAGCATTTTTATTGATTTAGCAATAGTGTTGCAATTCTTAACACAGTCACCAAATCCTGTCTCCCAACCTCAGTACTGGAACATATTTGTCGCTGGAAATTCGCTCTTTAAGTTTCTCATCGAATTGAGCATAATATTCTTGCGCTTCAACATAGAGGTCAGCAATTGTAATTAGTCGTGATTCATCTTTAAATCCAATATCATGCTGCCATCTCATCTCATGCCTAACACTCATTCTAAGTTGCACCAATAGGCTTCGCAACTGAGGAACTGATAGTTCATTAAGAGCCACTGGTAGTTCGCGAATTTTGACCGGCGAAAAATCCTCGGGATCAAATTCGCCAACAAACAAAGGGCTGATGATTGGTTCCAATATCATATCCGTTAACCAACGTTAATGTTCCTAAGTTTATTTTTGATCAGCCCGAGTCGATTCATTTCTTTAATTGTCTCATGATATCCTGGACTCTCTAGGTTTTTAGCCGCAAGTATTTCCGTCCAAAAATTTTTCTTTAGATTGTTTCCGTTTTGCTTAATTCTGGAAATGGCTTTGTGCTCGGCTTCACTGTGATCCACCATTGCTTTTCCGTAGAGCTCAATCGCTGATAGTACAACGTAAGGACTTGAGACCATTGATTGCCCCATTGGTCGATGCCGATCACAGAATAGCTTGGACACCGTGATGCCGCAAGGTCGGGTACAAACCTTTTGCCAATTCGATTCCAGGAGGGCTGCTTACCTTTCCATTGCATATTACAGGATGGCCAGGGCAGTTCTTCGCGGTCAAACAGGCGGCAACAGGGCCCGATAACCCGGTAAGCAAAGCTCTGCCCAGGAGAAGACAGCCATTTTCCGTGTTCAACAGGATGCATCAAACGCCAGTCACAGAGCGCAGATCGATCACTTTGCCGTCAATAACTGCAGTGCAGTTTAGCAGTACATCCTCAAATTCCTGTGAAGCAATGATTAAGGATGGAACGTCCTCAAAGGCAAGTTCAATAATTGTTTGGCCAAGTTCACCCTTTTCAATGAACTGGGCTGCATATTTGGGGTTGAATTCAAAACGAGCAGTGATCATGGCTAACTCATGTCATCCCATTATAGTGGATACGATTTTATCAAATTTGCAGAAACAATTAATTTATTGAGCCCTTTCAGCGGCGGCACGCACCTGCTCCGAACTGGCAGCATCAGTCTGCGGCAATGGCAACTCGGGCATGGGTGGCATCGCTGGCTGCGGCGGCGGTGGGGCTGAAGCCTCTTCTTCCGAGATTCTATCAAGTTCTTGCTGCACTCTGAGATCAGGATCAAGGATGCCTCCACGTTGCAGTTCATCCAGAACCGTCTGACGGCTCAGTAACCCGGTCGTGTAAAGATTCACGAGTTGTGCGATTCCACTTGGGTCAAGCGGGCGATTGATCAGTGAATCGTTAATGCTAATTCCAGATTCATTGGTAATAGAATCAATCTCGCCAGCGTAGGCAGCCCAAAGCTTCATGATGTTATTGAAAGCGGAAACCTTATTGCGAATCAAGGTTCCGACTTGGGATGCAACCTGCGCAGCCCGCAAAGATGCTTCAGTAGCAGTTTTAATATTCGCACCATAAAGGAAATTGAGACCAGAGCGATCCATCAACATTTCCAGGTGCGATATTTCAGCCTGATGACGCTCTAAAGATTTACCACTCGGTTCAGCAAAGTTGAAGTCGCCGCCTTCGCTAGGCAGGTCAACCGCTGTATTGGGACCAAGAATCAGCGCTGATGGTCGCCCGTCAGGGCCGACTGGGGCGCCTTTCCGCACAGGTACAGGCATCGCACATTTGTGCAGCAATTCCTGGAGGTCAGATCGCATTTGAAAATGTTGAATACTTAATTCGGCCAAACCATTCATTGGCAATTCGCCCTGTGCAAACCGGGTCGTGCTTGCCCCGTACCAGATCAAAGGCACAACAGGTAGGGTAGTCTCGATCCGATCAACCAGAACTTGCGACCAAGCGGAATCACGGCGCTCAAGCCTTAAAACTTCAACCAAGTTGGGACGCAAAACATAATAATACGGCTCAAGAGTCGTACCATATCCAGATTCATTCGGCACTGATCGCAATTGTCGAACTGTGGCGTGGCGGACAATCTCGCGACCATTCTGATATTCAATTGACCAATTGATAACATCCTTTCTTTCAACTAAAATTAAATATGGAGTCCTTCCGTCATTTTTTTCGTCAAAGAAATTATTGGCGCCATTTTCCGGCATCATGTCAACCATGACATACACACCGCCATCGCGCAATGCTTTTTCGTCACATTGATTCCAAAAACTTTGGATGCTAGAACCCTGTAAATCAATATTTTTTTCGGCCGCCTCAAAGCTTGGCGGAACACCAATCAATTGAAAGCGATTCAGCAATCCCGCATAAGCGCGAATTGCATCCCGATAGATCGGCGTGTACGTCGAACGATGCAATCGTTCTTGGTATGCGTTCTGAGGTTCAGCCGGTTCTCGGTGAAGGTATTTTGATTTAGCCTCCCCTCGGCCACCTGTATCCAGTAGATTCCAGCAATCAAGAGCCAATTCAAGGCCCGGCAAAGCTGCCACCAGTTCAGGGCGATGGTAAGAAACCAGCGCGGGATCAGTGGTGGGATGGGGAATTTGCATTGCTGGCATCGCGCCCAAAGATTGAAGCCCTTGCCTCACGCATTTGTTGGGCTTTTTTAGTTTGCCGGAATGCTATTTAATGACTCCAATTCTAGGATTCGCTTCAATGGTATCGCCGCAACTTGCGGAACGATTGAATTTCCTAGTTGCTTAAGTCGGTGAACCCTATTGGATAGCCCATCATCTCCTCTACGAAGGACGGGTTTAGAAATGTAGGAATGCCAGTCGGGATTGAGTCGCTCGATTCCTTGATAACTCCACAGAGTTCCCCACGGGCCGCCTGGTGCTTGCTGCTCGCTGAGCCCTTGGGCCCCACATCCTTGAAGATTGACGCCACTGGTGTCGGTAGCAAAGCCCCCAACAGCGGGGTGCCTCCCTGGGCATAAGGCGTGCGACGGTTTGTCGCGTCGTTGGCTACAGGTGTAGGCAATAATCCACACCCTGTTTCGTTTATGACAGGCTCCCACATCACTTGCTGGAATAACTGACCATTCAGCATCATACCCTGCTTTGGCAATTTGGAACAAGACTTCTTGGAATGTTTCCCCGTTTTTGTGAGATAATAAATTTGCAACGTTTTCAAGCAAGACATACCTAGGTCGAACTTCCCGAACCAACCGCATGACCTCATAAAACAAACTTGATCGCTCTCCGTCAAGACCAAGTTGTTTTCCTGCAATTGACAGATCTTGGCAAGGGAAGCCGGCGGTAATGACATCACAATCTTCTTTTTGTACGTACATTGTACGTACATCATTCCAGATCCGTGTATTTGGCCAGTGCTTTTTAAGTACCAATTGGCAACTTTCGTCAATCTCGCAAAAACCTATTGTTTTATAGCCTCCAACCAAATGTTCGGCGGCATAAGAAAAGCCACCGATACCAGAAAACAGATCAAGCAGCTTAAGATCCATAGATCGACACCTTAGAAGCGGTAACCTCTTCGTCACCCTGATAATGACCTGTTATTGCATAAGAACGCATTGGTCGAGCATCAATGCGCATAAACCGGAGCTGACCAATCAACATGCCAGCACTCAACGGCAAAGAATGCATTCGGTTGATGTTTTGCAATTCAAGTGTGATTCGCCCACGGAACCCAGGATCGATGAATCCAGCAAGTGCATGATTGTAGCCTTCGCGGCCGCGAGATGATTTCAACTGGAACACACATTCCATATCATTCGGAATGCGAACATATTCCATCGTTGCCGCCAGTACAAACTCTCCCGGCTCAAGCCAGTAAACATGTTCACTCACGTCAACAGCAAGCCAACGCTCGCGCATTTCCGCAGGGCCTACAGCCATGCCTTCAGTAAGGATGGTCTGCCCCAATCGCACGTCATAGGAGCAGGGGTTTACCTGGGAAGGCTCATAGGGCTCTATAAGGCCCTTGGCGCGGGCGTAAAGCTGGATCTGGTGATCAACGATTGTGCTCATTCTTGAAATGCGTTACAGCCTGTTCGTAGCCCCACCTGGATGCCTGTTTGGCAATGTGATTATTCAGATCAAGGAAGACCTCCTTGCCCTGATAGCGATACCAAGAGGCAACCCAATTTAACACTAATTTCCGCGAAGGCATTGGCGGCGTCATTTATCGACATGTGGTTCGATGTAAAAACCGCTTCCCGTCTCTTCCTTTCGCATCCGAGCAAAGTTGTCCCATGCTTCTTGGACCGCATCAAGACGGTGCGAGTTCTCTTTAAGACGCCACCAGGGCATGTTCATATAAGATAGATACGTTTCACGAAAATGATTCAGGGCACGCTGCAGCGCAGGACTGTAATGACTAAAGTCCCGTTCGGATTTCTCGTGATAAACTCTCATGAAAAAGGGGGCTCTTGCCCCCAGTGTATCGGTCTAAATTTGCTGGCCCGTTTGATCGGTGTCTTTTTCGGCGGTTGCTAGGCATTTGTCGGAATCGCAACCGGCGGCACCTTTTAATTCATACTTTTCATTGTCGTATTGAGCCAACAGCTCTAAAAGAGATGCGTCTTCATTTAAGGTGACCCTAGAGGCTGCAACGCAACTCATCCATCGATCATAGGTCGCCTTGTCGACTGGCTCAAATGGCAAACGAGGAAATGTTTCGTTGGCATCAAACCGGGCGAGCAGTGCTGCGGAGATGTAACCGTTATCTTTTTGAATTGTATCATAGATCAATTGACTAAGAACGGGGATTTCTGCTTCCCTGTATTCAATTGTCGCGGAAGTATTGTGATCCGTATAGTAATTTTGCACTTGCATATACAAGCCAAACTGTGCTTCGACTGGTAACTTGCTTAAATCATACTCGTCGCAACCAGGAAGATCAGCCCAGGAAACAGCAGTGGGAATTTCAACTAAAACTTCTTGCACTCTTGGGTCGTTGAGGTCGTCGAGCAAGTTGCCTTGATCATCTTTGGCACTTTGCGCTGGTATGACGGAATAACCATAATCGCGCAAAGCGCTAACCAAAGGATCATTAACCCCAAAAGTGATACGACGAATAAATCGCTGCGCTTTTGGCGGGTGCCAACCCGGCGAAGCCCCAGTAAGCAGGGACTTTGATCCTGCTGGTTGTACTGTTGTAAATCGGTTTGGTAACTTGAGACCATTTTGATTGCAATAATCTTTAACGCCTTTGATTGCCGCAGAACGCCACCTTTGAAGGTATTTTTGTTCTGCCTGCGTGAACATTTTACCGGCTCGTCCCGCAGGGCGGCCTTTCATCATCCAGGCAAGCCACTCCGAACCAAAAGCATGTACAAAGAAATCAAATAAACCCGTGAAGCTGACACCAACAATCGGATCGTTTTCGCGACTATATTGCAGCCTTTCCGGCACGAATTTATGCTGAAGTAATCCTGCTACCTGTAGGCCACCTGCATAAAAAGCTTTTCGTTGTTTTTCTTTATCAGTTGGGTCAATTGTATTTAAATGAATCTCAGAAAGATTGCATAGATTATCCCGCATAAGTATCTCGCCGCAGGGATTAAGGCCATATCGATCCATGCGGTGATCAATAATCCGATTATCGATTGGCTGCTTTGCCAGAGAAGCCAGTTCAATCAGATAATCCCTAGCCGCATCCCGACCGTTTTCAGCGTATACCCCTAGAAACTTAGCCTTTTTCTGCTTACTATCAAGCAGATCGGCATTGGCACGAGCAACCGCTTCTGGCACATACATAATCGCGCCTTCACCTGACCAAAATTGTTTGTTTACAGCATCCTGTACCTCCTGGAAGCTTGGCTTATGGTGGAAGCATCGCGTGTGATTTGCCATTCGGAGTGCTTCTTTTTGCGGATCAACGCTCCAATTGCCAGCATCATCTTGCTTGTACAATCCATCTTTTGCATTGGCCGCCTCAGTATCGTCAGAACTAAACTGACGCATGCCAGCGCTACGTCGAATGTTTCCGGCAACCACGGCACTGGCGGCCTCGTCAATGATCAAACAAACTTCAACTGAAGTCAGCTTGCGACCCGCAGCCTGTGTCAGAGTGTCTGTCACACGCTCAAGCGTGGTCTGCAGCCTAATCGGGTTGGCGGTGCCCCCAAAGCCCTTGAGGGGCTCACCAGCCTGCCTGACCTGACTAAGATCCAGCACTAGCTCGGCGTCAATGCAAAGTGTCTCGTCGGTCTCCGCTTCAGCAGGCATCCCGACAGCAAGTTCGATCAATGCCTGATAGGCGGAAGCCCATCCATGGCGTGAATCACCAACTGTTAAGTGAATAACAGGATTTTCATCATTCACACCAACCATTCGCACGGTGGTGTCAGGGGCGCCCCCTACAGTCCCTTTATTTTGGACCACATGAGTGACATGAAGTCCACGGCGAATCTTTGGCAGTCTTTCGATAACCTCGCTTTCCAGCACAGCTCCAGTGCCAGTGCCCATCATTGCCAGTTCCATCAGAAGGCCAAACATTGGCACTTCATCAAGATGCATAGAGCAGCAATTGTAAAAACCGGGAAAGTTTTCAGCCTTTTTCGACCATTCCGTACCGGCCACCCACAGAGAACGCCCGCTGGGAAAACAGTGCTGCTGTTGTGCCATTTCCATGGCCAATTCACGCTGCTCTGCGGTGAACTTGCCAATATCAGCAATCGCATTAATTGTTCGCGTAATTGCCTCTTCATAATTCTCCCTGACGCCATCGGGTTTCCGGCGCGAATAAGAGCGATAAAAAACCGCAGGCGCAGAAGGTGCTGAAGATCGAAATTCGGACATGGAATTTTTGAGTGCGAGTTTAGACTTCCTAGTTAATCAAGCAATTCTCTGCAGTCTTGGCTCTCAAGCAGATCAGAAAGTCCTGGAAATAAATAAGAACTTTCGCCAAGTGTTTGACGCCTTGAAGCTTCAAAAAGATCTGCAACAATGCTAAATTCACGATGGCTAACAGCATTGGATAGCATTTTGCTTTGAATTGCTACCCACTCATCAATGTGTTGCTTGTGAACATAAAACAAAAAAGCTACGGCCTGTGCGTAGCAATTTTGCTCTAATAGTTTATTGGTACAATCAACACATCGGTTGATCAGTGATTGATCAACGCTGCTATCAGCCACGCCCCTGTCCACGATAGCGTTTCTTGCCTCTGCGAGGCTTAGAACGCAGGCCGCTACCTTGAGCAGTTTTCTTGCCGATGCGCTCCATCGGCTTATTGTTTCCAGAGATGGTTCTTTTGGTCGCCATAATCAATCACGCTCCCAAAGCGGGGTAAAACGGAACGGCGGTAGCGCCAACCCCATTGTAGCGAGATCTTTGCTGAGAGCCCTATACAGCAAATAAGCTTTTACAAACATAACTGCATTCAGGATCACAAGTCTAGTCTTAACGAAGACAAGTGAACTGAAAACAGCAGCATCTTGCGGAAACAAAACCACCAAGCAAACCAGGAAGCTCCAGGTCAGTAGCGCTGTGGTCGGCATGAATTAGTTTGCCTAGATTCCCTGGTCCTGTACAAGCTTTCTGAGTTCAGTAAAACCGCCAACAAGTTCCATGTTATCACCGATCACACGATAAATAGCTGGATAAGTGGGCCATTCATCGCATTCAAAAAAGCGATACTCGACCTTGCAGTTGAAAAAGTCGAAAAGGGCCTGGGCTCTCGCGCACCATGGACACTCAGTCTTTGTGTACATGACAAAATCCATTTGGTCAACTCCTTGGGTTTCAGCTTTCTTCATTGATCGCCCATGTTTGTAAACACATTATATCTTCAATATGCCGCAAAACGCCGGGCGATTTATCGATTTTGATTGTTGGCATTACGATTGAACGCAATTGATTAATGTAATGTGGCTCAGAGACACTTAAAATTGCCATAATGGATAAAGGGGAAATGTTCATTCCAAATTCTTCTGCTTCATTGATCCTTGTGTAAAGCCACCTCAGTGATGGAGTATCTATCTTTTTCATTAATGGTTTACAGTATTCGCGTAACTCAGGGGCATGAATATATAAACGTATAAGGCGCTTTTCCGTAGTTGACCTTGTTTGATAAGGAGAGGGCTTTTTCCACTCACGGTTTAAGGTAACCTTGGAAAGATTGCTCATCCATTCGCTAGCAAGCCTAGCGGCGCCTTGGGTTTCAGGCATTAGCGCTTGCGTTGCTTTATCCACGTAATACTGCCTTAAAGCTGGCGATTGAATGCTTTCTATGAGCTTCAAAATCGCCTGTTCTGCTTTTGTTAGGTATGCAGTATTAGACCTGTCTAAATTTGCAAGCCAATTATCAATTTGCCAATCGAGCCATGGAATGGCATTGTTTATAATTTCATAAAAGTCGTGTTCAGTTGACCTGATGCATTCATCGGGATCCATTCCATTTGGCAAATTTGCAACACTGATTGTAATTCTGCCCTGACAAGCCAATGGGCCCGCAACTTTTATGAATTGTTCAATTGCCTTGTTGCCACCTTCGTCATTGTCATAGCATAGAACAAATCTGGATGTCCTTCTGGCCAGTCGACTGATGACTTCAATGCTTGGAGCTGCTGTGCCCTGCATTGCCACAACATTTTTGATACCATGTTGCCACAAAGATATTACATCAAAGTGTCCCTCTACAAAAATAACACTATCAGATTCACGAATTGCCTCAAGTGCATTGTATTCGTTGAAAACAATTTTCGATTTATCAAAAAGATCTGATGTTGCTGAATTTTTATATTTTGGCGTTTGGTCAGCTTTTGTGGCGCGACCAGTAAAGCCAACAAGTTCACCCTTATGATTAAGGATTGGTATGGTTATACGCGACGCAAAAAAACCGTCTACTGAATAACCAATTCCAAATTCTTTGGCTGTAGCTGGCTCTAGGTTTCTGTCAAGTAAAATCTGTCGGATGCGTTCAGCTCGCTGATCTTTTAAAGCCTTTCTAAAATCATCTTGTTGTGATCGCAATTGTTTTATAGCCGAAACATATCTCGCACGTAATTTGGCAACAAGTTGTGGATCTTCGTCTTCTCGCTCGACTTCAATGTTGAATCCATTAGCAATTCGTTCAATTGCTTCTGCAAAGTTAAGTCCGAACTTTTGCTGGACAAAGGCAACCGAATCACTTCCCCCTTTGCAAACAAAACAAAAGCATAAATTTTTGTCATCATTGATAGTAAGCGATGGGTTAGTATCGTTGTGCCAAGGACATTTGGCAATAAATTCTCTACCAACACGCTTTAATTTAATGCCCTGGTTCTCTAAGACATTAGAAATTGGTAACTCGCGAACAAGTTCAATCGTCTTGTTTTTGATTTTCATTGTTTGATTTCTGTTCCGACGGTGCGCTTGCAGCAAAATACAGTATTGCCAGTGAAGCAACCAAAGGCGTTATGGCAACAGTGTAAATAGCCATGCGGCCCGCTAGGGGGCCAATCCAACTTGGCATAGCTCCATCAGTGGGACAATTCAGGCTAGCTAAAAAAGACTTCCCTGTCCAGGTTCATCCCGAATTTCTTCAGTTTCTACAATTGAGCAGCCTGCATTAACCAATAATTTATTAATGTGTTTAGATGGAATTCTGTTTGTTGTTCCTTCCAGGTATAAGAGTATTGCATTTTTTTCATTCTCTTCAAGCCGGCAAATAAGCTCTGCAGCCTGTTCTTTGTACGCTATTGCAAAATCAATTTCATCAGGCTCAAGCGGCTCACTTGGCATGGCTTGATCTTTTAATTCAAGCGGCGGTCCAGAACATGCGCTTCTTGTTTCTTTCCATTCATCTAGCGTTATCCCCAACTTGCGTGCTACTTCGATATCGGAATCACCTTGATATAAAAATTTTCGGCCCTTTACCCACCTTTCGCGCATTTTGTGAGAAAGGCGCATAGCGTAAGTTCTGTCCCGCACCCAGTGCAGCAATTCACCTCGGATTGTTGGCGTGGCCAAACTTGAAAATTTAAACCCGGATTCGGGATCGTACCTGTAACTAGCCTTGCACAATCCCTCAAAAGCTACGCCTTCCAGGATTCCATATTCAATCCCCGTAGTCCTTTGTATTCTCCAAGCTTCTCGCCTTGCTAGATTCAGGTTATTAGCTGCAAGCTTTTGTTGCTCTGGAGATAATTGATACTTAGGAGATATTCTTGCCATTTTTATACACAATTACTACAGTTTATCGTTTAACATCCTAGTTCCGCGCCCCCATGAAACTTCGGTCATTTGTGGTGCTGTTCTTTGATTCATATAATTAATTGCCATAGTCAAAGCGTCAACTTGGTCATCATTTTTACTACCTGGAAATAGGCTGAATTCATTGATAAATGCGTCCAGCCATGTTGCGCTTGCTGGTAAAAAGACATTACCCGCCTCTACGACTGGAACGATTGCGGCTGCCCTAGATTCTTTTGATTTTTCAGGTTTGTAACCGATCAAACCGGGAACCTTCTGGGTCAACATTTGGTAAACCGCATGTCCTGATGCCGCAAGTTCAATCACGGTGCCATTTAAACCATGTCTTTTATACATTCTTGAAATCATTGCCATTGTTCCAACAACATCTAATTTATCGCGTACCATATCCAATACATAAAACCGGTTGCCAGCCTGGGCTACAACCATGCCCACAACATAGTCAGAATTCTTGTTATTGGTAAACGTACAATCAACCGAAAGCATTACACGTTGAAACTCTGGCATCGGAGTATCATGACCATAGTATTGCCACCAGTCAGGATTGAAAAGGTTGCCGCCTTCTGGCGCCGGTCTTTGCTGGTACAAAGAGGCAAAGTCTCTTGTCCCGATAGCTTCACGGATCCTTTCTAAGTCATCGATATCATATCGCTGAGGGCATAAAGCAAGCCCAATTTCCTCACGCCAATCAGGTATGATTTCGCAATGATCAGGGAGCAAAGGACGATCACCTGGATCTTCAGAAATTGCAGGTAGGTCTAAAATTGTCCAATTTTCGCGTCCCTTTTCAGAAACATTAAGTTCCGATTCGATAAGCTGTCCCACGAGATCATTTTCACTCCATCTTGTTTGAACAACAATAATTCCACCCACTACGGGTTCTAGGCGAGTATATAGGGTTGATGTATACCAGTCCCTAAGTTTTTCCATCAGTCTTGCCGATTCCGCATCCTCTCGGTTCTTGACGGGATCGTCAACGATTAGCAAGTGGCCTGAGCGACCGGTGATCGCGCCGCCGACACCAGCGGCCCACATGCCCCCACCACCCTGGGTACCCCAGTCGTTGACGGCTTGCTTGTATTGATCAAGGGCGCCACCGGCTTGGCGGTACATTTCACGAGCATTTCGGGAGAACCCTTCTGCGAGTTCCGCGCTGTAAGAAGTAATTCCAACAAACCTGTCAGGATGTGCCATCAGATATGCGGCAGGCAGTAACCTAGAGACCAATAGACTCTTGCCTGTCCGGGGCGGAACTTGAACAATTAACCTTTTGCAGTCGCCATCAATAATACGCTGCAACTGTTTGGTTAATTCTGCATGGACTTTATAGAATTTATAATTCGGATATACTTGTTTGATGAACTTATGAAAGATAATTTTTTGGCCGCCATCTCTTTGCTGCGTTTTGAGATCACGCAGTTGCTTTACCATCTCCTGATTGGAGGCGGCTTTCCTTAAATAGTCACGGCCGAACTTAGAAGCCATTATACAAATTTTTGGCTCCAATTTTTAATGGCTTCCTTGAAATCATCTTGAGTCCAGTCGTTAAAAACGCGAGCGACAGGATCATTGGGATCCCATTCAAACGTAAACGAACCGTCTTCGTTTTCGGTAACTTTCAAAATTTGATTGTGTTCAGTCATTCGTCAAGGGGGATCTCGTAAGCATCAACATCGGTCACATCTTGAACTTCAATTTTTTCCATCTCGGCTTCAACCAATTCCATCATCTCATTGACGCCAAGAGCAGTCGCCCAAGATTGTCTTGATTGCTCGTTAATATTAGCTGCTGCCCTAAGCAGTCCAGAAACAAGCGCAAGTGGAACTTCTTCATCATTGCGTTCTGCATCAACAATCCGTTTTTGTAAAACGCGCAACAAGTCTTCAGAGACTTGCATCATCATTTTAGCTTGTGTTTCGGAAGCTTCACGGAATTCAACAATAGCTTCTTTATGTTTATTTTTCTGTAACTTATCCGCTTGACGCCATACTATGGCCATTTGCTCTTTGTCGTATGCCGCTGCTCGTTTATGCCAATTGAATTGTTCGGCCCACTTGGAAATGGTCGACACCGAATGACCGGTTAATTCGCTGACATTTGTATATGTTCTTTCACCTTGCAATCGCATGAAAGCCTGAAAACATGCATATTGATCTGCGGTTTCGTGAATACCAACATCGCGAACCTTATATCCACGTCGAAAACCATGAATAGGTCCAGGCTCACCTTTTGGCTTTTGAGCCTCTGACCATGATTTTGAGTTTGTTTCTTCCATCGCGACTATTGTTCCAATTAAAGATTCCATTCAACTTCTCGTCCGCCAAGGGCTTCCGCAATACTGGGACATTCGTTAGATAAAATTTCCTTACATGAAAGAGCAATTTTCTGGTGTTCAAATTGAGTGCCATTTTTTTCACGCAATGCAATGTACGTAATCCAGCTCCGCAGTGTCCCGGCCATATACAAGCGACTTTGCACACCCATTGGCAAGACCTCGCGAGCACATTCTTTAGCCACACCTTTGCTCAGCAAGTTTTCGTAAACCAACTGAGAGTGCTGGTAAAGAGATTCAATATCCAAAGTAAGACTTTGTACAATTCCGTAGGGTAGATCATCATGACTAGACTGTCGGTTTTTGTCATCCTGTCGCCGCAAATGTGGTGTAGAAATCTTTTCGCTTAAAAGGCTCGATTCAGCGTATCTTAAAGAGAATTCCTGAAAAGAAAAAGAACGATGCCGCAAGATTTGAGGGCTCACAGCTCTTGTAGTATTGATTTCTACGGTCATGCTCGCCATCTCAAAAGGCGATAGATGCTTATGCTTAAGCAGGTATCGAATCAACTTAGGAGCAGTATCATAATTATCCTGATTTGCGGGATTGCTTACACGCGCACAATATGATACAAGTTGTTCTGCTTCCGGCGTGATGGCGATCAGTTTTGCGCTGTGCAGCATGCCTCTTATTGGATCTATCCTATTCTAGTGGATCCTAGAACAGTGGCACGAAAGAATCCTGCTTGATTTCCACTGGCGAATTGTACCAGTTGGGGAACATCAAGACATTATTCTGCACTTCAGGCCCTGGCCATTGTTTGGTCTTAAGGCATTGCTTCAATAATTTACGAGCCTGAGAAATTTGAGCATTACCCTCTTCCATCATTTCTTCCGAGACTTCAAAGATTCCAACCGACCAGGGTTGGGCGCGTTCAATGGCTACAAAGATAAATCGTGCAGGTTTTTTATATGCAAGACGAGCTGCTTCTGCGTACCAGGCCGCTTGAAATACATAATTCATTCCACCAACAACCTTTTTGGTAAAAGAATCAACTTCAATGCTGTCAGTGGTCTTAAGATCGAGGACTAAGACTTCATCGCCAATATCAACAAGTCGATCCAACCTAGCCTTGCAGTCAATTCCATCGGCGTTCCAATAGATGCTGAGTTCGTTAAATTTTCTGTAGTCCTCCTGGGAACCGTCAAACCATTCAAGCTTGCGCAATGATTCCGTCATCCCCAAAACACTGTCCCATGCCATATCCTTGTCACTGTTACTTAAAATCGTCTTGTCCTTATTGGCAGCCTTCCATTCCCGACCCTCTTTTGTGGTCAGGGAGATATCGTTTGGCTTAAGAATATACCTACTGGAAAATTCCTCGTCTCCCTCCAGCACTTTACAGTGAAGGGCGGAACCCATCTCCATAAAAACGGAGGTTGCAAATCTACGGCTTTTGGCTGCTTTGTAATGAGCTGGACTTTTCAGGATATGTTTTAGATAACTTTGGTTTTCACCCGGCTCCTTGCGATACGCAGGATCGGGCTGCATGTAGCTGATTGCTACCATGTTTCACTTGCGATCCTACATTGTATCGTCTATTAGGCAGATATGAACAATCCAATGCGAATCCGTCTTTTTGGAACGGTGCCATTCAATCGATAAACTCGGGATGACATTTACCCTATCATCCGCCCAGAGAATACCTTGGGCGCTATCCATTAAAGCTCCAGCAATATTGTCCGCGTCACCTCGACCCTCCCCAAATACAATTAGATGAAGGTGAAGAGGTCCAACTAGGGGCTCTCGCGTCCACTGCTGGCTGAGCTGCTTTTTGACTGCATGCTGTGCTTCTTTGTAGGCTGCGGGCATGTAAGTATGCCCAGCCCTAGTCATGCGTGGCCGTGCTTTTGAAAATAATGGATGATCAATCTTCAGAGTGTAATCACTCTGGCGGCCTGTGACCCAAGACCTGTAAGGACAACCATTTTTTGTCAATTGACGTTGCCGGTTTTTTGTATGCTTCTACATTGTTCCGATAAACCGGCCCTAGGTCTTCACCTTGCCAGTCTTCATTTGCAAGCACTTCATCGTAAATCGTGGAATTAATTGCTTGTCGCTTGCTTTGTGCAATCTTAAGCAGCACTAGATACCCGATTAAATCATTAATGACATCTTCGTCCGCAGCAAGCAGGCCGGCTCCTTTTTGGATGCGGTTTAGCTTGTCATCAATGCGCACAAGTAATTGCTCAACAGTTGAAGCCTGACTGAATATCCGACATGGGTTCAGGGCGCTGTCACCATATTTCTCGTTTTTTGATAATAGTAAATCTTTGATTTCATCGCAAACTTTTGCGATTTCTAATTGGCTGTTCATTATTTTTCTGCCATTCTAATGGATCGTGCATCACGCACAGTAATAACGCGATTGCCCATTGATAGGCTGACGATGCATTCGTTTTGCGAACTCTCTACTACGTTCCCAGAGCTCCATCCTGCGCCCATATATACCTGGACGCGAGTTCCCTTGGCGAAACGAGGCAAAGGGAAAGATGGCTTGCTCAATCTTTCGTATTCTTTGTAAGCACTGGGCTTGTACTTGACAGTACCGTCTTTAAGAGTTCTCATAGACAAGATTCTGGAAGTCTTAATTTTTGTTGTTTGCTAAGTTCTGCCAGCAAATGTTGAGGCATCTTGGCACCAAGTGAGGCTACCCAAGAAATAATCATTGGCAAATTATTTGCTGTCAAAACCCAGAGTTCTGCCTCTTCATTGTAACGAAGAGTTTTATCGCAAACCATCTCTCCAAGAACTTCATCGATCAATTTCTCAAGACGTGTACCCTCGCACCACTCTTCCTCAATTGGATCCCAGCCTCCAACTTTGAGGTCCAGCATCGAGCAGTGAGGGCTAATGCTTGCAACAACTTCTTCATAACGCACTGCCCCACGATGCAACAGTGTGGCAATTACGTATGGTTTAACTTGAGCAATTGTCAAAAGAGGCTTTTCATCAATTAATTTGCCCAGCATGCTATAGGCCCAATCAGATTCACGCTGCGGCAGATCAGAATGCGACATAGCACTTTTTTAAAATAGGCGGCAATACAAAAGTATGCCGCCCATGGAAACATCAGAAAGGCATTTCTGATTTGTCGTCAGCCGGACGATATTCAAGATAAGTCGGGCTAGCATTGCGAATATCAAGATAGACTTTACCTTGGTATTCACGTTGCACAAGCTGGCCAGTTACGGCAATCTTGTCGCCACGCTTAACTCGTTCAGCAGCAATTTCGGCCTGCTTGCCACGCAGTTGACAGTTATAAAACTGACCGGTTTTATCATCGCCGGGCTTCACGTACACATAAGCACGATCCATCACGGTGAATGTGGCGACCTGATCCCCGCTGTCAAACGTTTTTACGCTGACAGGAGCAGTGCCTTCTTTGCACACAACGGTGCCTGCGATGCTAATGGTAGCCATCGGTTCCCAATTAGGGTTTACAGGGCCAGCTTATCGGGATTAGCGACCTTCCGCAGCTTTCGTATTCCATGATCACACCTAGAGCGGATAACTGAAACACTAAGGCCGGTTACTGCGCTTATTTGCTTATATTCCATGCTTTCTACAAAGCGCATGCGAAGCAAGTTGGCAATAGACTCGGGCAAGCTCGCTTCTTTGAAAAGAGATTCTATTTCGTTGGAAAATTTCCCCTGCTGGCGATACGAATCATCTACAAAAGAATTACGGACCGTATCCGCAACATCTATATCGTCACCAATCAGGCGGTCCAGAGAGTCAAGATTAAGAGCCATCAAGACTCTGTCGGTCATTTGACGGGCCATGCTTTCGGGAAAGTTTCTCCCACCAGTTGCTTTTGAATCCCTGTAATTAAAAGCAGCCCGTACTGAATCTTCTGGAACGTAGATTTGACTCATTTCAAGGTAATTATGTCTGCCAATATAGCAACGAATCCAATGCGTAGCGTATGTCGAAAATTGATAGCCACGCTTAGGGTCAAACTTTTCAGCGGCTTTCATTAAGCCTAGCACGCCAACCTGTAAATAATCCACCGTGGATTCATGGCCCCATCGACGATACGCTTGTGACCGTAAATAACGTCCGACAAGATTCGCAACTAACAAAAGGTTGTGCTCAACCAGTTTATTAATTAATTTAACTTTTTTGGGATCGCCGTCTGGCAGTTCCTGGATCTCGTTTCCAATTTTACAAATCTGACTTTTCGGCAGTCTTGGCTTTCGACCTGCTTCGTTGAGCCAGGTTGTGATCGGATCGGTCGTTTGATGCATTGTCGCCAGACAACGGGCTGAACTCGTCAATGATGCCGCAAACAGGCTGGTGGCGCAAGAGGTGGAGCCTAAAATTCTCTAAAGAAGTTCGCGCAGATCAGAAAGGCTTCCAAAGAAAAAAGCCGCCAACGAAATGGCGGCCTCGTCAATCGACTCCTCACACGATTGCAGTTTAACGGGCTCTACCAGGCTTCCGTGTTTGCGGCCTTCAGAAAAGGGGCGTTTTGCTCCTTGACCCATGAATCATCTTTCGACTCAAGCGTCTTGATGCCTTTTTCGTAGTTGCCCTTAATGACTCCAATCAGTTTGGTGACCGCGTCTTTGCACAGACCTTTATCAGTGGCTGCGTTGACGAAATCTTCTTCAGTGGGCCCAGGAGCCGCTTTTGAGATCTTTGAGGTGATTGGCTTTGGCGTATCCTGTTGAAGCGGCACAGAGGGCTGTGCGTCCCCGTATCCGCTTTCGATTGGCATCTTTGCCCACAGCTCAAAAGCAAGGCCAAAGAAGAAGCAAGCAGCGAGACAGGTTCCACGACGCTGCGTGTCCGTAATGTCTCGGGCCGTAATTTTTTCAAATGGAATAGCGGAATTTCGCGTATCCATAATCGACTGAGGAACCGCAGGGGTCTCAGTTCCGTCAGCATGGACAAAGCGAATCATCAAATAACCGCCAACCGGTGCCCGATGAACAAGCGAGCCATCTTGCGCGGTTAAGGTTTCCGGCATCCAGCCGGGAGCATGTTGTCGCAACAAATTCAGTGTACGCGACCAGTTAACGTAACTTGCCTTGAAGTTGCCGGAACCAATGGTATCAACAAGATCCTTGGTTACAACACCAGCCAAATTTGGAATTTCAGCCATTAGTTGATTTACGTAATGCTTTCAATAGCTTACGGGGTTTAGCGTCTTCAATTTCTTGTTGAAGCCGATCTTTACGTTGTTTTAGTTTTTCCTGTGCTTCCAACGCAGAGCGGCAATTTTGCCGGTGCATTTGAAGCCACAAGTCCAACTCCCAACGCTCGTAAATCCCGAGGTCGCCAATTAGTTGCCATGCCCAATCCTCAGATTGGCGGCCTTCCAGGACAGCGCGGGCGACAGATTGCCCGATCTCCTGGAACGACCGGCGAGCTTGGGCCCGCTGCTCACGAGTGTACCGGGTTTTCGTCTTCGGCTTACCGGTTGTGCCGGTTTTGTTTTCGTCCATTTTCCGACTGCCGCGTAGCGCGTGCGCGTGGGTATGGTTCCAGTCTGGTGTGGATATGAGGGTTAATCTGACTAAGTGTCGTATTTTGCGACATTTTTTGTCGTTTTTTACGACGGCCACGTCGCGTCATGCAACGTCGATGTCGCGTCATGCAACGTCGCATTTTGCAACGTTGCAAAAAACGACATCCTCGATACGCTGTCTGGGCAGCTCCCACAACCACATGACCGCAATCAGCGTCTCGTCTGAGAAAGGCTGGATTGTCAATTCTAATTTCGTGAAGGTGCCGGTCGAAGTCTTGACCAGTGCGGAACTGAGCACTTCCGCAAAACTGCTCTGGATGATTCTTGCCAACCAATCCGACTTCCGCCCAATTCACAAAAGCCAAATTGATCTAGCCCTAAGTGTTCATCGCGGCACACGTTTACGTTTATTTAAAGAATTGCGTGATCTGGGGCTGATTCACGGCCAGGAGCACCATGTCCTGCTGTCCGATCCCCGGCCAATTCTGCGCAAGCTTGCGAAGGAACGTCGTCAAGCGCATGAGTTAATGGATGAGACGGTATGTCGAGACACTTCTGAGCCAGTCCAGCTCCCAGACACCAAGGAGACGAAGGAGAAGCCTGATTATTTCACCCTTGCTACAGAGGCCTGGAATCTTTACAGGCCAGCCGATTACGCAAAAGTGCGCAAGCTTAGTTCCGGTTTGTTGCAGGCCCTTGACGCCCACCTGAAGGCCCTTAAGCTAAATGCTCATGATTACCATTTGTTTTTCTCAGTGATAAAAGCGGGCGTAGAGCGATCAAGGTTTTGGTCGCACGAAAACAGTTCAAAAACTTTGCAATCAATTATTGGTTTTGGCGCGCCAACGGCGAAAAAATTTAGTAATGTTTATACTTTGTACAATGACGGATTAGATGAACCAAAATCGCAGCCGATCGAAGAACACCAACGCATAGAAAAAATTGTACTGCCTAAACATTGCCGTAAAATTATCGACGATTATGATGAAGCTCAATATCATTACTACGAATGCTACTTTAAGCCAGATTGTGACACCGAATATGCCGCCAAGTTTCTCATAGAAAAAGAAGAGAAGTTAAAAGCCGAAGGCCTTGATCCTGCTAGTTTTAGGCTGATGCACCACAGCGTTGACCTTGTTGCCTGGCCGACAGATACGCCAGCCCCCACAAAGCCTAGAGAACAGTTCTGGTCTTATCGTTAGAAAAATGACACAATTTCCTTTTTACATTCAAAAAGCAGTTGAACTCGGTCTGCTCATTACTGACGGTATAAAAATTACAGGTTGCAACGAAAAAGCAGCCGAAAAAACAATTAGCGTTGCTCGTATAGTTGACAAGCTGCAACCAACTAGCGTCCAGCAACGCGAAGATACGCTTTCCCAGGAAGCCATTGTCTTGTCGAGGGTTCTTGCAGCTCCAAGCGGTGTTGCTAGGGAATTGTGGGCAGAACTTCGCACAGCATTTGGCATGGGTCATGGTCAGTATGTGCCATCAACACTTTGGAGCGATGATTGCCTGAGGGCAGTCGCCCGTGAGATCGATTTAACTTTTATTGGCGAAAGAACAAACCAAACAATAAGTAAAGAGTCTATTATTTCAAGTTACAGAAACCTAAGCGATTCGTCAAGAACCGTCTCCATTCTTGAATTCACTAAATCGATTGCCGAACTCTCGGATCCACAAACAATTGAATCTTATGGCGATGCAGAATCAGAGTGGGTTACTGCTCTTGATATCTTAAAGCAAGTCAGAGTCAGGGCGCTATATCTAGAAACTTTGCATATTGCCAAACAAAATATTAAAGCTGATACCAAACTTGAAGAAGCTTTGGAGTTTTTGCAGCAACGCGCAATGGAAGGCGTTGGAATGATGAGGGGTTCAATTGGCAACCAGGGGCAAGCCGTCAACTTATTGGATTCAATTATTGGAAACGTTGGAGGCAGCCGTCAAAACTGGATCGATAAACTTGCCGGCATTGGGCAGCAAAGAAGACCTGCCTCAACTGGGGTCTATGCATTTGATCTTGATATTGAAGGTGGCGTCAGCCATGTACAAGCCCACCAATCCGCAGGCGGGAGGTTGCTTACCATCGCTGCCAGAACCAGTGTTGGTAAAAGTTCTTTCGGTTGTCAAGTTGCAGCAAATTTGGCGGCAAATGGTGTAACCGTAGGATTTATTTCCGCAGAACTGAATGCCTCTAGCATAGAAGCCAGAATCATTGCTTCATTAAGTCGCAAGTTATTACGCACCGGAAATTATCACTGGAAAGCAACGGGAGAGCGCATCGGACACGTAACAGTTGGCGAACTTGAAAGTCCAAGCAATATTGACAAGAATCAACTTATTAATATCCTAGGAAAAGTGGCTCAAGCTCTTGATGAAACTGGTGGTAAGTTCTTGATTGAATGCCCATGGGGTGCATGTGTCGACTCAGCCGTCAATTCAATGCGAGCAATGAAAGCAAAAAATCCAGATCTAAGAGCAGTAGTCCTAGATCATTTTCATGCACTAGCAAGACACAAAGGTTCATCCAGCAATCAGTCGACAATGCTGGAGGAACGTGCTTACAAATTGATGACTGCCGCCAAGGAGCTGGACATCGACCTTTTTGTATTAGCACAAATGAACCAAGTAGGCCTTAAAATCGCCCAGAACGACTTTAAAAAAGAACGCAATACTCAACCACCGGAATTGGACCAAATACGTGGTACAGACGCTCTTAGCCATGTCTCACACGCCGTTTGGCTTATACGTAAACACCAGGCCAATGACGGTGAACCGTCCGACAGAAAACTGGAAATTTGGCATTCTAAGGTGCGAGGTAGACAAGCATTCTGGGAAGGAGAACCACCGAACGAAGAAATTACAACCGTTCAGGGGTTTGTTGATATGTCACTCGTGCAATTAGACTACGCCACATCTAGCATCAAAAGCGATGACACCATGCAGCATCGCGATATTGTAAAATCAAGGAGGGGCCGAGCTTGAGGAACTTTCTGTTCGATCTTACCGCCCGGTCTGGCGCATTTGCGATTTGGTTATTGCAAGGTGCAGGCAAATGTATTGCCTACGTATTTGGAGCGATTTGCGGCGTGATGGTATGGCTGACCGCTAACATCACAAGGACATTATTGGTCATTATTGATAAACGTAAATACGAGCACTCCTTGCAGGTAACAGATCAATATGCTTTAACAAGAGAACTTGAAATCCTGCAAGCAGTTACTCGCGTCAAGGAAGACGCAATGAATCGTGCGCTATGGACAAATAATCATTCGATTGAATTGAACATGCTTGGCTCGCGTTTATATAATGAATGCGAGTGGAGCGAAGCAAGTATTCACAAGTATATGCGAACAGTTGTCGAAAGCATTCCTGGACTTAGTTACATGGTCCCCGACAACGAAAGTGATGACGACGAAGACGGAATACCCATCAATTAATTTTATGACTTATTGTAAAATTTATTGACCCAATCCAATACGCCTTCGTGTCTTATAAACATTCCGATATTTGCACCCATATAAAATAATGGCCTTACATAATATATAATCTCACCATTATCTGGTTTGATGTGCTGTGTTGGCGGAATAGCAATCCCAGTGCTGACAAGTCTAACACCGTCAAACATATACCCAGGAAGCCACGGCAATACTACTTGCTTCATGGCTTCCTGAAAGCGTTGCCCTCAAATGACCAGTACCAACCGTCATGATCATTATTGATTAGCCAACGTTTTTCTAGGTTGGCACGGGAATATCTTTGGTTTTTGCCATCAGTCGGTCCATTTTTTGGATAGCCACCATTAATAAGATCAAGCTCTCCGAAAGGATCGTGGACATAATAATACTTTGAATCATAGCCAATTAAAGCAACGTAATGACCGCCCCCTGTTGGACTCCCTAGGCTGCCGCGATGCAAGATACCAATAGGTACGGGGATTCCTAAATCCAGTAGTCGGATTACATCACTACTGCGCCCATCCATTTTAAATGAATTTTTTACTCCAAGATGTCCAAGTGCTTTTTTATGCGCCGACTGAGAAACTGTATCCCCATATCTAAACACTAATCCCAAGTAATCATCATCGCCATTGATCAAATCGGGATTCAAGTATTCCAGTACCATCGCGATTGCACTTGATTGGCAGGATCTCTCGCCATGGCCCGTCTTGCTGTCGCGCTGATAATAATATGGAACTTTTAATGGAAACTTGTCAGCACTTGACTCTTTTTTTGCTCGATATAATTCTGCAAATTTATTTAACTGAGTCTCTGTTAAACACGATTGAAGAAAGTCCCACGCTTTGTTCTGATGAGCATCAGATACATAATACGCCGCAGCTTGTTTCAAGTTAATTGGCGACTTAACTGGCACCTTCGGCAATTCAATGGGCGCTGCATTGTGCGACATAAGTTGAATTAACTTATCTGCATAATTGGGATCGGTCGCATATTTTTCCGTCACCAACATCCTTGCTGCCTCGTTTCGATTTGCGGCATTATTTACACCCTTGTAACTTTTATAGTCTTTATACCACTTGTCTACTAAATATTGTATGCAATCAATCGGAGAATCAAAGTCTTGAAATTCTGCTACAATTGTTACTTCTTTGCCGTTGACAAATTCCTTGGTTTCCTTTTTTGTGCCTTGACCTTTAATACCAAAAAAGTTGTTCTTACCAGACTGGAAATAACCCCAGCCGCTTTCAAGTGCATATTGTGCAGCTACAAGCTCTGGATACTTGGCGCCAGCTTTAACTGCCAGCGAGCAAACCTCGGCCCAGGTCAATACTGTCATCTCGCTGACTTACTTGCCAGCTAGGATACCATTACTTTTGAGATTCAACGCCAGTAGAAGGCACAATTCGCATATCAAAATTAGCGCCGAGAACAGCAATAGCCAATGGTAAAACTAGACTCATCGCCGCTACAGCGCCGAGGGCCCAGGAAGTCCTTGTCTCCAGTTCGCGCAAACGTGTGAAAACATTCGCCAAATCAGCCGAGTATTCTGTAACGCGAATTACTACTGCGTCCATCTTGGCTTCAAGCGCACCAAGCTTATGATAAATATCGACGTGAGATATTTGGTCGTCAGGAGCCATCTCAGTCGATATTCCTATGTATCAGTCTTCCATTTTTTCCGCCCATGCGCTTTTAAGGCGCATCTCACCACCAAGCAACCTAGATTCGCCTGTTTGCAAATCTTCATTAATTGGCTTTTCTTCGTAAAGTGGTTGAACTTCTTTTTTCAGTGCATCTAATTCGGCTTGCGCCATCATCACCTGATGATTCAAGCGAATATTTAAATCGTGATAAAACTTTGTTTTATTTATCAGACGATTCAATTCATCGCGCTGGTTTCGCGTGGAAAATCTCCACACCCAACGCACGTCCGATGGACTTAGATCTTTGACAATTTTGTGATAATACCTGCAGCAATCTCAATCACACGATAGATTTTGGCTACTGCGTCGTTGTCCTTTGGCGTCGGAGTCAAGTTTACAATGGCGACGGCCGCTGCATGCACTGCTAAAAGTGCGGCAATAATCTCTGGACCGTGCGCCAAGATGTAACCAAACAATGCCAACATGATTCCTAGGCATGTGACCTAGGATGCCGATTATTTCTTTCTATTGATTTTTGCTAATGTTTGGGCAAGACGGGCGCGACGGCCCATTTGACCTTTTTTCTTGGCCGCAGTCTCTAATTTGCCTTTGGGAATATTTTTACTTTTTTGAGTTTTCATGGCCCGACGAAGTGCGCCGGGCTTTTTGATGGCCTCTTGAATCCATTTCTTTTCGGCCATAAATCAGTCGTTCTCTAGTCAGATTACCGAAGGGGTTGCCCACGGCACACCCGCAGCCTTGGTGGGATTGCGCTGCTCATCCAGTTGAGCCAGCAGGGCTTGGCCAATTTCTAGCACCTTTTCGGAGCCGAGGGTCTCTTTGACCCAGCCGATCACGGTTTCTTCAGTTAGGTCGGCAAATGGGACCAAGGTCTCGGGGCGCTCAAAGCCAATAGATCCATAAGCACCAGCGCGATACACCTGATCGTCAGAAACGGCATCAATAGCATAGTGAGCGATGTAAACATAACCATCGGCAGTTTCTCGCTGTAGGTTGGTAATCTTCCAAGTGACAGAGACAGCAGGTTTTTGGTTGGCAGAAGATGTAGACATAAAAGGAGTGTTTCTATTTGAAGTTTAACGAGTTTACAAAATGTTGGGAATGGCCGGTTGCCCGCCTTTAGAAGGTGACTACTTGGTCAATTCGGTAAAGATCTTGGCGCGAATAGCACTGCAGATCTCCTCTTGACGGCTTTCGGATAAGCCGCAGGCGATCTCAGAGTCGTAAGGCGAGAAGCTATGAAGAGCTAGCCAGACAACCCTGATCTCGTCCTTGGTGAGTTCCACGGGATTAGGGAAGGTGTCTACTGGGTAGAATTAAGACTCACCCAGTGGCGCTACGGTGTCGGCTGTTGCCCCAGGCTTAATTGTCTGGGGCTATTTAATGCCGAGCTAGACCTCGATGTGAGTAGGACTACGACGCCTCAAGGGCTGCAACTTTGGCTTCAAGTTGTTCGATGCGCTCAATTGCTTCCTGCAGCGCCTTGACTGCCTTCATATAAAGGACCGAAGTATGTACACCTTTGGTAACAGTGCCTAGGTCATTGCCTTTTTCATCCCGGTCTCGAGTTTCATAGACCAACCCTGGCGAGACCTTTTCAACTTCTTGGGCAACCACACCAATTTGGCGGTGTGTTTCGTGTCCAGTCTCTTCTTTAAGATTAAAGTTTCTAATTCGGATGTTTTTGATGTCTGACCACTGACTGCTAGCGTCAACAATATTTTCCTTGACTTTTGCGTCGGAAATTATTCCGTAGCTATTATTGGTATTTTGAACGTTTCCGTTAGTAAAAACTTGAAAGCAAAGGGTGCCAGTATTAATTCCAGTAGCACTATGCCGACCTTGCAGTATTCTGTCTGTTGTGCCTGAACCTCGTTGACTCGAGACTGTAAGTCCTGGATCTTGGTTTGTATAGGTAAACAAACCTCTTTGGTTGTCCATCCTCATCCCTTCCGTCGGGCTTGCTGCACCATCGGCGGTCGTAAGGAAAACAAGCCTGCCCGGCATATCACCGGAGCCTGGTGTTGCATCAATTGCAGACTGAATACTAGCAGTGTTCCGATAGTTGGTGCCGTCGTAACCACTGAAATGGATTGCACCCGTACCATCATTTAATGCAGGGTTATTTCCACTGCTGCCGGTGGCTAGATGAAGTCGCCCCATCCCGCTGGTACTTGAGCTAAATAAAGCAAGCGTTGAGGTGGAATTGGTTGAGCCCTGAACTTGAACTCTGGGAGTATTGGCAGTGTTTCCAATGTAAAAGTTGGTTAAAGCACTAGATAAACCAGACAACAGGTGTCCCGAACTGCTAATCGTCAGCCGATCCGTCGGGCTGCTCGCCCCTGAGGCGGTGGTGCTGAACACTAATTTTGACGGAAGGTTATTCGCTCCAGGCGACCCATCAACAACCGCCTCAATAGTCGCGCCGGCTACTAACTCAGTTCCATCTGCCCCTTGAAAACTAATACGCCCCAGGTTGTCGCCACTGCTAACAACAGTGACGCCGCCAACGCTTGTAGCCCTTGATTTCCCAAGAATGATTTGGGATCCGTTGTCATCGTTGCTGTTATTGGTTACAGAGATTCCAGAGCTAAAGACAGACGTGCCTTCAACTTGAAGTGTTGGGTTGCCCCATGTTCCACTATTGAACCACCCGCTACGGCTAGAAGACGTGCCCACCAACAGGCGGCCCGAGCTATCAAGCCTGAACCGCTCCACGCCTGCCGTGTTAATAAAAAGATAATCACCCGAATGGTCGTATGTAATTTGGCCTACACTTCGCGTTGAATCAGAAAAGCCAATGCTTGATACGCCGTTTGTAGCGGCAACAAGCTGCAATGCAGTTCCTTGTGCGGATGTTCCGTTTTCTACAACAAGCGCGTCATAAGTTGTATTTGCCGTAAAACTTGCATCTCCGCCATTCAGGATGTGCAAC